ACAGGGTCAATTCTGTAATCGCCAAACTTTTTAGTGTCTTCATCTGAATTGATAAAGGCATTTGCTTTGGCTTCGTAATTTCTAATCTTGTCAGTCTTAACTTGATCTTTGTACACCTGAACAATGTCATTGATGATGTAATGAGGGCTTTTAGTGTTCATCAACATATCTGTCATAGATATGCCTTTTTTCTCACCTTCAGCAATCAATCGTGTCAAATTATTGACAGCAGTGTATGCAGTAGCATCTACGCCACTACCAAAGATTGATGCAAGTACACTGTCTACGTTTGTAGCGTCAAGATTTTGACCTTCTATTGCATCCATTAAATTAGGGTCTGCGCCTGCTTCTTTTAGCACTACTTTCACAGCATTTTTGTACATTGATACTTTGTGTGAATTAGAATCTTTTTGCTGCTTCTCAATTGATGCAATAAGCGTATCAGCCCTTGTAGGTTTAATCTTACCTTCAGCAACTAATTTCAAAACAACTGATTTTTCTTCTTCAGTATCAATAGCACCACTTAACACCATTGCAGTTACAATAGCGTCTGTTTGCTGACCTTCTGCAGTATCCCAATATTTAGTTTTGTCTTTAAGTGCTTTAATAGCCGCTAGATAATCTGCGTTAAGTTTTTTCTTCTGGTCACCTGATAAATTTGATTTGTTTACATCTTCCATAAATGTAGCATCAGGTACGCCAGTGTAGACCTTACCTAACCTAGCATTGAAACTGTCTGATGTATTTCTGTCATTTACAGCAATTTGGTTAGTATCAAACGTATCTTGTTCAGTAGATTTTTGCTGTGCATTTTTAATAAACTCAGCACGCGCAGGGTCATCTACAGTCAGTTCATTACCGTCTACGTCATACATTTTAACAGTTGGGTCTGCAGCACGTTCTGCTACTTTTGACCAATCTGTTGCTGTTACACCTTGTGGGTTTTTGTAAATAGGTGTTTTGCCATTTTCACCAGACTGCAATAACATCATTTGCCCATTAGTTTTGGCTAACAATTCATCATAGCCAGTAGCCAATGTTCCTTGGTCAAATGTTGCAAGACCAGAATATTCAGCAAATGTGCCGTCTTTCCATTCCTGCCAGTTACCTGTTACTTGTGCTACAGATGTCGATGTTTCAATAGATTTTGTTGTAGCGTCATAATTAGTGTTATAAGCCGTTACTGACTGAGCATTACGCGCTTTAGATATATTGCCTTGTACAGCAACTTTACCCTGCATGTATGCTTTGTTATGGAACGGTTCATACTGTTGCCAAGCATATTGGTCAAAATTACCTTTTTTATCAGTAAACCTATCTTTTTTGACTTTAGCAGTATGTTTGCCCCACATAGTGTCATAATCAGATTGAAAACTGTTGTAGTCTTTACGTTCCTCTAAACCAAAATTAAAGTCATTAGCCGCCATAAGACTATCGCCTTCAGCCAATGTTTTAAGATTAGTAATCTCTTGGTCACGCAGTTTCAGTTCAATTTCTTGTTTAGCAGCCGCAAATTGCGTAATGGAATCCAACATGGTTTTACCCAAGTTAGCCATGCCTTGTGCGCTGCCAACACCTGTAGTTAGCGATCTACCGCTTTGGATTGGTGCTGAACCTAAGTTACTTGTATAACGAGGTATCTTCATTATTTAACCCCCTTACTATCCAGTAACTTTTGATTTTGTTGATATGTTCCTACTGAGGCTGCGGTACTAAACAATGATTGACCAATAGCAAAATTAGCATTGGCTATTTCACCTGCTAGTTCTGCATCTTGTGCCTGTGTTTTAGTCCATAGACCTTTTTCCAAATACCACATATCTGTTTCAAATTCTTCTATGTCTGCCTGTGCTACAAGCAAACTACTGCCCGTAAACATCTGTGTGCCTGATGCACCTGATGTAGCACGCGCCAAACTTAAACGTTTCTTTTCTTCAGTTAAACGTTTTTGTTTTTCGTAATTGAAGTTAAGTTCATTCTCATATTTACGCCAAGCGTCATTGGCTCTGAGATTCTTCTTCTGTTGTTGGATACCCATAACGGTGACTGCTGTAGAAGCAACCATTGCAGGTATAACCCACCATGCCATATCAGTATCCTCCTTTAATCACTGGTCACCAACGTTCCTGTTATACCAAGAACAGTCATCGGTAGCGGCTGAGTTTGTTCAACCGTTATCTGACCTTCCCTGTTCCAACCTAAATTAGTTACACGTTTATCACCTGTAAAGGCAGGTATGTTTTGCCCTACTGGTGTAGACGATGATCTAAAAGGTACTTGGTCACCGTTTATTGTTACACCGACAGTTTCGTACAATCTAACTGCCACTTCATTCCATCGTTTAGGTCTGTTTTGTGCAGACCCCGCTGATGCTCCTGCTTCAACACGCATAGTAACCATTTTACTGGTATATCCTAAACCTATCTCAACATTTTGATACCCTGAAGAAGATGGTAATGTTACGGTAATTTCACCGTTAGTTACCGTCTGATTCGGATACACTGCATCACCTACTAGCACCTGTACACTTTCACCTTCCAAATGGTCTAGGTTTGATAGTGTTCCAGATGTGCCATTTACTAATCCGTTCAACGTAGAATCCATGTTAAGTAATGGGTCTAAGTATTCAACATACTGTACTTTTTCACCATTGATAGTACGCTCAACAACAACCCATACTTCAGTTGTATCACCAACTGGAATTGAAGCAACTGATTTTACTTTGGCATGGTTTTTAATAATGTGTGTGCCTGACCCTGTACCAATCTGATGTACAGTACGATCTACGGCTTGTTTATAAGTTCTTGCTAATTCTATTGTGTCTGCATCTACTACAATCACATAATACGTTTGACCATTAACAAGACCATTGATGTCATCATTGCCGTTGTTGTCATAGATAACTGGGTCACCTGTTGTGTACCCATGTGCTGTTATTGTGAAATAACCATTTTGTAGGCTATCACTAGCGTAATCTGTCAATTGTGTGGCAGTGTCAATTTCTTGACTAATATGACCGCCAAGGATATGACGATGCCATGCTACAACGTCTTCTTCCCGTTTATAAGTAAGTCCTAATAGAACACCATCATCACGCACAGCCCAGTAAATACTTTCTGGTTCTTGAGCGTATGTAACGTCTGTAATTCCTGTACCTGTAATATGTTCCGCTAATAGACACATATCTGGCGCAGCATACGCATCATCTTCAAATTGATACGCAAACTCACGAATTTTCTTACGCTCTTTTTGTACGAATAAGACTACGTTACCGATTTGGATAGGTTCTGTAGTCCATCCACCGTATGTAGTCTGTTGCGTAATTGTCACATTATCTGGCTTTAGTGGTTCACCAGTAGGTCTACCTACCTTAAATTCACCGCCTGCAGTGCCTACAACAAGGTCACGGGCAGGTGCTAACCAACGAATTACGTTAACTTTGTTTGCTGCAATTGTGTAGATAAACGCATCTGCAGGGTCACCCGCGCCTGCATCAAAGTCTGTGTACAGCCCTGATTGGGATGCCCAGATTGTTTGGGGAAAATATGTTGAGCCTGCGAATACTAAACGCTGCTCATAAAATGATACTGTACGCGGGTAACCTGAATGTTCTGACCATGCTCCTAATGCCCAATTAGTTGTAGCAGAAGAAGAACCTATGTCTTTTTTAATTTCCCATGTGACTTGGGTAGTAGAAATATAACCTGTAATTACGCCCCAACCGTCACCCATCTTAACCAAACGTCCAACATCGTCTGTATGGAAACCTGTTCCTGTTACTGTGCCAACATTAGGAAATGCGCTAGAAGATGCCGTTAAAGTACGTCCTGTGCCTACGCCTGAAGCAGATGAAGTAAATGTGTAACTTGAAGTGTTGTCATCTAAAAATGGGCCATTTTGAAAAGTTTCATCACCAATTGTCCATGATGTATGCCCAGTACGGGTTAGTTTTTGCGGCGGCAGCGTTTCATGCACGATGTACATGATGTCCGCTGATTGCGTGTACTGAATCTCATAAAGCATGCTTTCAGTAATGCTAGTAGAGATTTCATATATTTTGTTTCCAACACCACCTGATGTGTATGCCGTATATGCGCTGCTGTCAATATTGTTACCATCAAGGTCTTGCAGTGCAAAAGTATTCGTAGATGCAGATGCTACTTTGTATCGCTTGCCATTGATCTCAGTCATGCCAACAACTTCAGTGATAATAACTTCATCACCGTTGCTGTATCCGTGACTTGCTGATGTAACTACTGCAGGATTAGCCTGTGTAATGGCTGTAATTGTTTTATCGTTTTCAGTAATAATACCGTTGTCTTTGTAGAAACGGATATATTGGTCACCAAACTCTAATATGTAACTTTGCTCAACGTTAAATTCAAATGGAATCAAACGTATTGTTGCTGTGTGGTCTTTTACTGGGCCAACGTATTTAGTGCCATATCTACGCGCTGCACCCCCTTGTGGGAATACAGTCATGTTCTCAAGTGTTTCTAAACCATTAGCATATTTTTTAAAGTCAATCTGACCTGCTAACTTGGGGGTTAGTTCACCTGCTGTAAAATTTGATTGAAACGGATGTACTCTAGCCATTATTTTCTAAAGTCCGTAAATGTTGTTGAAACTAGGTCATCAATAAATCCTTCTTGACCATCAACACTACGGGCTTCAGATAGTTTGGCTTGATACATTTTTTCCATCTGCGCCTGTAGTTGTGCGCTTCCTGTTATTGCATACGCTAAATCTACAGCCAACTTAGATGTAAGGGTTTCTACAAACATTGCATCAAATAGCGTTGGGTCAGTGATTCGCGCTATGTACAAAATCTTTGCTGTACTTTCATCAGTCAGCAAGACCCTGCCATTAGTTGCATCGTTCTCAATCTTGAATATGTAATCTGGGTAACTCATTTCCAACACACGCAAACAATATGGGTCTGTTGGTAGCGCATACATGTAGTTATAGCCGTATGCGGGAGTATCAGATAACTGAGGCAAAGACGCTCTAGTTATCGCAAAATTCCAAGGATGTGCGCGTAGTACAGTGTCACGCGCATCTGGGAAAAAGGCATTACAAAGACGCGCTCTTTCTGTATCGTCAGTAAGACTTGTGATAGGTGCATCACCTAACCGTCTTAAAGCATTACTACATATTGATACGTCTGTTGCCATACTAATCCCTTTAATAAAGGCAGGGGGGTTTTTACGCCCCCCAACCTAATGCTACTTAGTCGGTAACGTATTGCATGCTTAGTACGATAGTACCTGTGCCTGCTGCGCCACCCATAGTAACTGTTACTGGCATACCAGTGTAGTCGGCATCAACTTCTAAACCGTAGTTTAGAGCCAATGTCGCTGCACAATCTGCAAGTCCTGCTGAAGCAGAAGATGCTGCTGCTTTGAAAGCCGCTGCACCCGCTGATACTGCTGAACCTGAAGAATCAGTATGCGCTGCATAACCTACAGAGAGAGTTGTAGATGAACCTAGTGCATCGTGTGCAATAGTTCCGCCAACAATCCTTGCTCCGTTAGGCAAGTTGAACATTTCAATGACATCACCAGATGCTAATGAAGACGCTTCATAAGTAGCGTAAGCAATTCGCACCCTTCCTGCCATTTCGTTCGTTTTTACTCGATCAGTTGGGTTGTTTTGACTCCAACTGGTCTTCTGTGCTGAATATACAGTAGCCATGTTTCAACCCTCCTTATTCGTTACAAGCGATTTCTACAACTTTTTCGTCTTCTACTCGCGTAGCACCGATAGTCATTGATAGAAATACTTGAGTTGCATAATTCTTGTCTGCACGTTCAGAGATACGAGTATTCACATCCTGACCTACAGCAAGCCCGATTCCAGACTGACAGAAAGCCAACACTTGTCGGTCAGAATTTGAGTCAAGACCTAGACGCTCAGTTCGGATAAATTTAAATCCTAGATAAGTGTCAATTTGACCTTGTACCAAACTTTTGACACTTGCGTAATCAGCAGAAGTTACCTTCTGAAGATTTAACAAGTTTGACAATTGTTTGCTTGTTACAATCATGTACCTTGGTTCATCTGGGTCAACATCGTTAGCATCAAGAATTTCTTTTGCTTCGATTAGTTTTTCCAGAGTTAAACCTGCAGAACCATGTGCAATCTTTTGTGCTGCAGGAAGTGCAACAGTAGTACCGCCACTAACACCGCCAAAAGCGTTGCCTGTTGCTGCACCGATAATTGCATCGTCCATAGCACGGCCCATTGCCCATGCGCCTGCCATTGCGTATTCTGATTGAGGTGAGATAAGCATTCTTACCTTATCTTCATTATCAATCAGGTCTGCCCAATCGTAATCGTCCATAGTGACTTTACGTCTTGAGTGTGGTGTGTCCATTCTTGGGGTATCAGAGTGGCGAGAAGTTCGCTTCTGAGCCGCAACAGAACCAATTCGCTCAAAGAAGTGCGATTTACCTGTAACTGTTTCAGTTCTAACCGCATCCCTTAAACGTGAACCTTTCTGCTGCGCCAAGTGGAACACATTACTTTTGTACTGTTCTACAAAAGCCGTTGTGATTTCTACTGACATAGTAGTTCTCCTTTGTTTAAGTTTAACATTTCACGGTTTTTATCCTTTGCAGGGAAACCTTACAGTTAACGCACTGTCGAACGGATTTTAAGGCATCACACCTACAATCAAGGTTATCCGATTAACGGGCCTTAATAATGTAATTCAAATATACCATATAAGTTGTTAATTACCATGCACTTTTTCCATGAGTTGACGCATACGTTCCACAGCCGTTCTGTGGTCTGGGTGTTTTGCATCAAAATATGGATGATTTGCATTAGCAAATGTTGCACTAATTTCGTCCTGCGCGTCCAACCTATTGGCTGCTAGAGTATTATTCTGCGTATTTTGCGTCATATCCTCTGTGACTTCAGCACCTAATCGTGCAAACAACTTAATTACCGCAGGGTGGTTACCTGCAGTGGTATTCATAAGTTCCATCATTTCATCATCACCGTAAACCTGCAATGCACGTTGTGCGGCTTTGATATTTTTACTGTAGTCAAGACCCCATTCTTGCTTCAGATAAGTTTCTGTTTCTTCTTTCTGAGAAGCAAGCATAGCGGGTTCGTTTTCCAACTGGCCTTGAATTGCACCTGCTTGGTAGTTAATCAAAGCATCTACTTGTTTTTGATTAAGACC